GGATCCTGGACAAAGTATCATGGCTCTCGGCGCGTGGGTCTCAATCAAGATGAACGTGTTGGTGGGGTGTTTGATATGGAAGCCAATTTGGTGTGGTGACAACGCCACTTTATTACTTTTCGTTACTTTTAGTTCGACTGTAAAAAATCCAGTGTTCTCAGTATAACCAACTAGATCAGGAAAGCCAAAACTGGCCCAAGACTCTACTCTTGTCCAGGTAATATTAGGTGTATATTTCTTGACACGTTGCCAAAGTTTAGATTCGGGTTTCAAAGTAATTACTCAACGGTAATAACGCATCTATACTTCTCTGTTGCGCCGATGATTTGATTCTCAATTAGTTTTATTTCTCTAATATTAAATTCTTTTTGCAACGGGTTTCTGCCCTCAGGAAGCACAAGCATTACTCTTGCGCTAGCACCAACAGGGCTTTCGCAAAACTTTTCTAAAACTTGTACCAAAGATTTAGTTGTATAATGTAGGTAGCCAGTACGTAATTGTTTACTAACCTCACCATATCTAGATTCTTTTTTCATTAGTTACATCTCCTTCCTTGACCTTTATATTTTTTATGTTGTCTACGCTTTTGTTTGTTTTTAGGTTTGGATCTAATACTATTACCAATAGATGTTCGTTTAGGTGGGCCAGCAACGTGCTCTGTGTGTAGCTTGGCTTTTCTCACTCAGCACCTTCGTCTGTGTTAAATGTTTTGTAAGGTTCTTTGGTTGTGTCATCAAGTACAGTAAACTCACCGTTGATTAAGACTTCATTCTCTTTGTATATCTTCTTCATTTTATTTTCTAGCTCTTCGATAGACATGTCTTCTAGTTTACCAGTACGTATTATTTTTTGTTCGATGTAGAGTCCTGCTGCTTTGCCTCGCGCAACCTCTGCGTTTGTAGCTGCCGAGAAAGCTCCTTTTGCCAAAGCTTCTTGGCGTATGCGACCGAGTTCTGTGATATGTCTCTCAAAACTAACCTCATATTTTTTTTGGATTTCTGACCTGAGCTCACCAATATATTTAACAACAAGGGGGAATTTATTCGGGTTACGAAGTTCAGAAGCACGGACATGACACGATCCCTCAGCATAGCCAGCTTCTTTTGCACATTCTGTAGGTGTTTTACGTCCTTCATTATAAACCAATAGCTCGCAAAATTTCTTTTGTTGTTCTGTTAATAGCTTGGGTAGTCCCATGTAGGTAAATATAAGTAATTTTACTAAAGATTACAAGTTATTTTATTATCTTATCACAATGCTTGACACCGGTTTGATCGGTCTTCATTTCGCATTGTTCTAATGAACAAGTGTATTGAACTTGGTTGCCGGAGTTTCTTTCTGCTGTACGCTTAGCCGCTAGGCATGTGCTAAGGTTGTCCTGGTGATACCAGCCTTCTATATTTTTATTACCACCGTCATAGACGTACAAACTAAGTATAATAACTGTTTCAATGATTCCCATTCTTTCTCTCTTCTAGATCTATAAGTCTGTCTTCGTGAAACTGTATGATCATTTCGTTTTTAAGTATCAATGGAATCTCTGCTTCCATTTGTTGTTTTAATTTTTCTACATTAGTTGATAAGTATTCAACCAACATGTAGAGCTCTTGGACTTGTGGACTGACCATGTCGCCTTTGGGGACACCTTCAATAAAAATATTAGCAGCTTCAATGTCTTTCTCCATAAGTTGTAGTGTAGTCTCTATAGAATTTAATCTTTCAACAATAGTGAAATAACTCATTGTACCGATTGCAACAGCTGCAAGTATAGCTAATAAGTTACGCGCCGGTAACGAAATTTGTGTCGAGTCTGATAGCTTCATTACAATAACGGATTATCTAACGATGCTTTTAGTTCATCTATCTTTGCATCAAGAAAATTTATAGCTGCATCATTTATTTTTATGTCAGCCTTTAAACCTTCTAGTTCTTTTATAATGCCTGATAAGTCTACAGTCTCGTTGACTATAAATTCTTTGTCTTCTAGCTGTGCTATACGGTTGTTGAATTCACCCCAAGCCATAAAACCACCGCCGATAGCGCCAATGACGCCCGCGAGTGCTGCATAGCTAGCTAATTTATTGAATATTCCTTGCATTTAATAACTCCATAAGATTTCTATATGCATCGCTGGTATTCTTTTTGTATTCTTGCATTTTTATTTGATGCTGTATTACCGGATCTGTACCTGCAATGCTTGGTTGGCTAGCATATATGCTTTTGTCATAACTGGCAAGACTGACCTGCATAAAGAAACTAGGGTTGCCGCTAGGTAATTGGCGTGTGTCAAACAAAGCCGCATTGGTATTAAAATAACTAGAAATATCAGCTTGTTCTGCTGTCATTTCACGAGATACAAACTCATTAATTACATCTAAAGTTATACTAACTCTTTGCATTTCATTTGATACTTTGTCTTGTATAGCTTTTTCTATAGCGGCAACCTTAATATCTAAATCAACTTCCACTGGTTCTGCAGGTTCTGGTTCTGTTGTTTCTGCAACTGTTGTAGGTTCTGCTTCAATTGGTTCCTCGATTGTTTCTTCTTGTTCGGCAACTTCTGTTGTCGGTTCTGGTTCGTCTGCAACAACGTCTTCGCTACCGGGTTGTTCTTCAACTTGTTCATCTACTATCTCCTGTTCGACCGGCTCTTCTTGCACTTCTTCTATTGCCGGTTGTTCGTCTATTGGTTCTGGTTCTTCCTGGACCATAGCTACCTCTTGTATTTCTTCCATTGGTTCTGGCTCTGGTTCAGGTATTGGTTCAGGTTCTGTTTCTATTACAACTTCTGCATAAGCTTCGTCAATAAATTCTTCTTGCATTTCTTCTGTAAAAGTTTCTACAAACATTTCCTCTTCCATAACTATATCTTCCATGTACACCTCCTCCAGCGGAGGCAGTTCACTAAACATTTCTAGTGATGGTAGTTCGTCGTAAATCTCTACATTAGAATCATTCCAATCTATCTCCATGTCCATGTCAATAGTTGTTTCAGGAATGTATGCCAATTCAAACTCTTCGTAATAGTCAGGCTCAAAGTAATCCTCTTCAAAAAAAAATTCGTCAACTGACAAAATTTCATAATCATCAATTTCTATATCGTCATCAAACTCATCATTGAATGAGTATTCAATATCTATTGGTATAGGATCATATTCAATAATTTCTTCAGGCAATACAAAGTCTGCAATAATTGTATCTAAGTCATTTATAATTTCTTCTACTGCTTCTATTTCTTCTTGTCCTGGACATGTTGGTGGTGTCTGCTGCCAACAATAAGTTATTTCGCTTATAGTTGTACTGGACAAAGCTGTATAGTCTATCTTGGCTGATGGGTCTCGCACATCCACGCCGGCGTGGCCTCCGTTATATCCTGCTTGGTTGTCGTTTATAATATCAAAATCAAATCGATAAGTTGCTGTGCCGTGTGTCATATTTGGGTCAGGGTTTACTATTAAAGAGTTGCCGTATGGATTTACCTGATAACTAGAATTTGTTGTGTCTTCAAAAGTTGTGCTTTGTGTTGTGGTGTCGATACCATTACTAATAGATTGCGTCATGGTAACCGTAGATTCTACTTGATTCCACCACCTAATATTAGCTGTAAAGTTTGAAGTGAAACCTAATTTTAATTCTTCTACCGAAACATAATCTTCTGAGTTTATTGACGTCTCTGCGTACTTACCTTCTTGACCAGTCAACCAAGTTGAGTGATTTAAGTCAGAATTATCCGGGAACATAGTACCATTCCAAGTACCATCAGAAAAATCTTGTGATATTAAATTATTACTAGTTACAGGATTACCTGTGGTCACAGTGGTGACTGTAGTAAAGTCGCCTTCGTTAGGTGTGTTAGGAATAATTACAACGGTGTCAGCAAAACTACTTGTTATAATTAATCCGATTGCCGTTACCGTCGGTAATAATTTGTTCATCAGGGTTAGCCTTTTGTTCTGCTTCTATTGCAATTTTATTGTCAACTCTTTCCATGTATCTTAAAGTTTTAGTATACTCCTCATAGTCTGGTCTTTGTTTATCATACTTATTCCATTCAGCTAAAGCGTCAGCTCCAATTTTTCCTTGAAATGGACAGGGAGTTCCTGCTTGAATCATGCTTTGAAAGACTCTAGCGTCTTGACAAAGTATAGCGACTGCTGAAACTTTCATGTTAAAGTCAAACAAAAGTTTAGCTAACTTCATACGCTCACAATTCATATCACGTTTTGTAATACCTATGCTGCCACCTATTAATGGTTTTTGGATTCCTATACCAACGCCAACAGTACATAGATCTTGAGACATAGCAGAGATACCAGGAGCAGATGCTGAAGGTACCGTTCTAGTGTCTCCTGGATAAGAGTTATTACTATTGTTTGTAGTGTTATTTGTAGTGGTAGATTGTGAAGATCCGGTTTGGTAATTAGTGGTGGCTTCACTGTGGTATCCACCTGTAATCGCAGTATTGCTAGATGATGATCCAGAAGTTACTTGATCATTTGTTGTTGATCCTGCACCGGTGACGTCTGCGATAGCAGAGTCCATCATACATCCCATTAACCAAAGAAAAAACACCAAAGGTGCTATAATAATTAAAATATTTTTCATGTGTCCCCCGACAAGTTTAAATTAACATTTCCACCTTCTTCTAGCTTGTCTGATTCTAGAGTTAGGATCGTTTTTAGTTTTTGCAGAACTGTTTCTTAACTGACCAGCGGATCTAGCGCAATAAGATTTTCTTCTTTTTGATGCTTTACTACCGGCTTTGACTTTACCAGTTACTGCTGTCTTAAGTTTGCTACCAGGGTTTGCACGTCTATAGGCACGTACACCTTTAGCTGTCATACCAGCGCCAGACTTTGTCTTGCGATAGTTTGCGCCTTTACCTGTAGTGGTTTTTGGTATGCTCCCCCGAGACATAGCCATAGTATTAAACTTTCTTTGCTGTCTTAGCTGAACGTCTTAATGCTTTATCTGTTACAGTACCTTTACCTTTACGACTAGTGCCTTTTTTCTTGGCTCTATTCATATAGTAATACAAACCTTTTTTAACAGTACGACCATC